TGAAATTATTACATATGGATCTTTATATCTACTACCAATTCTTATAGCATTTCCATGTCTACCTTCTAACATAACATCACCATGACCATGTTTTATATTTGGATTTGATTTTGGATTATCTAAATTACGAAAAAACTCATTAGTTTCTGTAACATCTGTTTGTTTTTGAAGTTTATTTCTTTGCTTTTCTTTTACAAAAGATTTGTTATCTACATCTGGTAAAGGACCATTAAAATTACCCCAGTTTCCTTTATTTTTAGAATATACTGGAGGATACATTTTTGATAATAATAAATCTTTGTTCCAATTTACATGATTTTCAGTATTTAATGGTCCTAAAAAAAAGTTTTGGCCACCTATTGTACATAAAAGTACAGGATCTCCTGAAGCTGGCATTTCATACATACCCCTTAATAATGGAAAATATCTATATTCATCCCAATTTGAATCTTTATATAAATCAGCTCTTCTTTTTATATTGTGATAATATGGAAATGCTATAATTGAATTTACATTTTCAAGATACGCATTACCATCTCCACTTTTAGCGAAAAAATCATTTTGACTTAATACTGCGACTTCAACTCTACCGGGAACAAATTGCATAAATTGTGGTATATTTTTTACTACACCAGAATCTGTTGTTACAGTAGATTGTTCCATATTTGTCATTGTAGATCCCATTTAATTTCCCAAATCTATTGTTTTATTTTTTATATTATTTAATTTATCGCTCTCATTCTGTAAATCATCAACTGTGTCTTGAAGTGTGGCCATTAATTCTTCTTTTTCTGAATCTGATAATAACATACTCTCTTCATTAGTACCACTTGATTTACTTATAATTCTTTGTAATACACCCGCTAATTTGACAAGATGTTCATCATTTTTGACAGCTGTATCCATATATTCTTTTATAATTGGAGCAACCATAACAACATCATCTATTGTTTGAATAAATCCATGTATCTCTGATATCAACAAATCGATTTGAGTTTTACGCTTTGTAGTGTTTTCGTAAATATCTTTTGTTAAATCTTGAAAGGTTTTACCTTTAAATATTTCTTTTTCATCTGACATTTTTACATTCCCCATTTGTATGTAACTATTCATATATAAATATAGAATTTGTAAAAATATAGATAAAAATAAAAAACCCACTTGAAGATAAGTGGGTTTAATAATTTAAAAGAATTTTTTAAATTTGTTATTTTGTGTTGAACTACTATGAAAAAAGTTATTTAAAATAATTTTATAATGTTTTTTAAGTACATTAACAACACTGGTGATATGTGAGGTATTTACATTTGTCATTTCCCGTATTAAAATATAAAGAGATTTTTTATTAAAGTTTTCTATTTCTTCTTTTTGTTTAAATAATTCTAATATAGCATAAGAAATGTTAATATCTCTTTGTTTTTTAAATATAGATGGGATATTATCTTCAAGATATTCCATAACCTCTTCTGTCAAAGCTAACATATCCTCATCATGTTCTTCATTTTTGTTGTGTTTATAGTTATTTAATTTACTGACATCTACATGTTTTTTTAATTTTTTATAATTAGCATTATTATGTAAAATTAAATAATTTTTAGCTACAATAGAAAAATAACTAAATGCTTTTGAACCTTTAGTGTGGTCGTATTTATGAATATTCATTACCATAAATGCTACTACTTCGTGTTTTACATCTTTAAATGGTTCATCAAAATAAGTAAATTTAAAAGTGTTGATTATATTTTCAGCTAATTTATCAAACGCCTTATGTATT